GATGCGGAGATAGACGGGTACCTGATGAAGCGGTACCCGGTCCCCATGTCCCCCGTGCCGGCGGTCATCCGGAAGTACTCAAAGGACATCGCGGTCTATAACCTGATTTCACGGGCGGGAATCGATGAAGGGGAACGGGAGAACAACTACCTGACGCGGTATAAGAACGCCATCGCGTTCTTAACAAAGGTGGCAAAAGGTGAGACCGACATCGTGAAGGAAGGCACGGACCCGTCAAAAGCAGCGGCGGAGGGATTCCGGATATCATCCAGCCCAAGGCTGTTTTCCAGGGCAACCATGAGGGGGCTTTAATATGCGGATGACCACAACCCTGTCCGGGGATTTCCCGGAGCTCCAGAAAAAGCTGGCGGGCCTGTCGGACATAAACCGGTCCGCACTGATGAAGGACGTGGCGGAGGGGCTGCGGTCCACCACCATGGACCGGTTCCGGAGCAGAAAAAGCCCGGAGGGGAAGCCCTGGCCTGTCTCCCTGCGGGAACAGGAGGGACAGGGCATCACGCTGACCCAGACCACCCGCCTGAAGCAGTCCATCCGGGCCATCGCGGATTCCACCGGAGCGGCGGTGGGGACCAATACCATTTACGCGGCCACGCACCAGTACGGGGATGAGAGGACCATCCGGGCCAAGAAGGCAAAGTATCTGAGGTTCCGGTACAAGGGTGTATGGGTCGCGGCAAAGAGGGTGACCATCCATATCCCTGCAAGGCCATTTTTAGGGATTTCAGATGAGGACCTGCAGGATATCCGTAGCGAAGTGGAATACGCAGTCAGGAGGGCCTGATGAGACGGGAAAAGGAATACCTGAAGGAATGCCTTGAAAAGGCAGGAATTAAAAATGAAGTGATTACCACCTGGAAACGGCTGCAGCTGAAATCAGACAGCCATGTGGGAGCGGTGCTGCGGGAAGGCCAGACCATCACGCGAGACGGCTCAAAACGCAACTATGAAGACCAAAACGGGGTTCGGTGCGTGCGGACCAAGGTCTATGCCGTGGACACCCGCTTCAAGGTGATCATCGGGGAATATTCGGAGGAGGCCTGCGAGGCCATCTTCCTGGCGTTCTTAGAAGCGCTGGGACAAGGAATCCGTCTGGATGGAAACTATGTGGACATTGAACTGGGAGAGGTGGAGTGGGTCGATAAGGAGGACAGCATCCTGAAGGCCAACATCGCATGCCAGATACCGGTCACCTTCCACGGGGGCATTTACCGGGATGACAAAAAGAAAGCGGCATCGGTCGGAGGAATCCGGCCGGCCTGAGAAAGGGAAAGGAAAAAGGCAATGGCAAAGGAAGAAAAGGGGACGGGCGCGGAGACCGCAGCAGAACGGGCTGTGCCTGTCTATGAGACCATAGAACACTGGTACAACGTGCATGGCACGGGTCCGGCCGTCTACGCAGGCACCCTGTGCCTGATGGGCTGGAGGCCGGGGAAACAGGTGACGGAGCAGGAATACCTGGCAGCCGTTACCACATTTGAGATGGGCCCCATGGCCGGAACGGGAGGAACAAGATGAGCTTAAGGGACGTGACATTTGTGGTGGAGGACGGGAGCCTGGGCAATTCCGGAAGCACCGGGACCGGGGTCCACGTAAAGATTGGGGCTTCCCCGGTGGAGGCAGCGGTCCCCATCCTGATTACCGGGAGCATGAAGCCGGAGCAGATAAAGGAAAAGCTGGGGCTCAGCCCCCTGGCAGACGCCTGCATTGACAGCGTTGAGAACGGGGCCTCCCGGATTTACTGCGTGCCGGTCCGGCCGGAGACCGCTGGTACTAACGGGGAGGTTGCCCACAGCGGGACTGGGGAAGGGACCGTAAGCGTAAGCGGAACACCGAACAACGCATATGATATCATCCTCAAGATAACGGAGGACGGCCCGCCCAATACGGCAGCCTTCTGCTGCTCCGTCAATGGCGGATACAGCTACGATACGGAGGAGACCATCCCGCTCGGCGGGAAGAAGGAGCTTGCCGGAACCGGAATCACCCTTACATTTGCGGAAGAATTCAAGGCGGGTGATACCTACCGGTTTTCGACCACGGCCCCGGTCGTGAGCAACAGCGCGGTCCTTAAGGCGGTGGAAAGCCTGTATAACAGTGATTTGGACTTTGAGTTCATCCATGTGGCCGGGACATCCGCGAAAGCGCTTTGGGCCTCTCTGGCCGCCAGTGCGGAGCTGTTCCTGTCCCTGTACAAACGCCCTGTGTTCTTCTTGTGTGAGGCACGTAATAAAGGGGCGGAGGAAAGCCTGGATAAATATGCCGCCGCGCTGAAGGCGGAAGCCAAGGGGATAGACAGCTATTACGTCCAGGTGTGCAGCGCCTGGTCCCAGTACACACGATGGGACGGCCGGGAGCAGTGCATCAACAACGCCGGGATTGTGGCGGGGCTGTACGGGATAGCCGGCGTGGCCCAGTCCATCGGCCGTGTGGATACCTTTTCCATTTCGGAGGCCAAGATGACCCGGCTGATGCCGGAGGGCATAGAGGACTATATCAGCGAGCTGGATGACGCCGGCTACCTGACCTGGCGTAAGTACTACGGCATTGCCGGATGCTATGTAAACAACGCGCGCGTGCTGTGCCGCGAAGGCAGCGATTACCGGTATGCGGAACATGTGCGCGTACTGAACAAGATGATACGGGAAATCTACAAGCAGGCTGTTAACATGGTGCAGATGGATATCAGCGCCTCCGATGACATGGAGACGGATATCAACAACATCCTGGAGACCCTGAACATCCCCCTGGAGGACATGGCGGAGGCCGGGGAACTGTCAAGCGGATCCGTGTCCATTGAGGATCTGGAACATGTGAACATCCTGCAGGATGAGCGCCTGGACCTGGTGGTATCCTTTGTGCCGAGGGGGTATGTCCGGGAATTCCGGTTCAGCCTGGCCATGGAGAACCCATACAGGAATTAGGAGGGACTGGGAAATGGTCAACGGAAAGGTATACAGCTGGGAGGACATCACCATCAATGTCCCGGGGCTGGAGGAAATCGCCATCACGGAGATATCCTATGACTTTGAGCAGGAGGCGGAGCTCATTTACCGCAGCGGCGGAGCCCCATGCGGCTATGGGACCGGAAACAAGAAAAACACAGTGAAGGTGGTCATGGGGCGGGAGGATTACAACGTACTGTTAGCCTGGTGCAAACGGAAGGGAAAGACCCTGTCCCGTCTGCTCCTGGATAAGATAACCGTATCCTATGCCAATGAGGACCAGGACACGGTGACGGATGTCTTAAACAAGGTAATCCTTAACAAGCACAGTTTTTCCGCGAAGCAGGGGGATAAGGAGAACACGGTATCCCTGGACGGCTTTGCCTGCCGTGGCGGGAAGCTAAACGGTGTGAATTTCTAAGAAAAAAGAGGAGACAGAAATGGAAGCAAAGGAACTGAGAGAGCAGTTAAAGGGAACGGATGAGAAGTATTACGAGGTGACCGTCACCCTCCAGGTGGATGACGAGACGGAGGAGGACAAGACCTATTTCTTCCGTAAACCGAAAACCCCATCCTACGACCGGTACTTAAAGACGGTCCAGACCTCAAACAGCAAGGCCCTGAAGGCATTCTGCCTGGATAACATCCATCCGGACCAGCGGGAGAAGCTGGAGGCGGACTTTAAGGAGTACCCGGCCATGGCATTGTCGGTTGGCGAGAAGCTGCTGGCCATGCTTGGCCTGTCAAAGGCGACTGCAGTAAAAAAGTTATAGAGGATGCACAGGGGGAACTGGAGGCGGACTTCGTGGGGACCAGCCGGCTACTCATCCATATGTACCTGCCTTCCGGCATGATACCGGGAGACCTGGACGGGATGTACGCGGATGACTTCATCCGCCTGGCGGGCCTGGCCAGGTGCGCACGCCGCTGGCGGCAGGATGACCTGGAACAGGGAATCACCCGGGCGCTTGCAAACCTGTTTCCGGAATAAAAAAAGCCCCGGTCATAGAAAGACCGGGGGCTTGCCTGTCAGCCTGGAGCGGTAAAAGCGCCATGCGTTGCGGAAATCCCGCCTCATGGAGAAGGGCCGCCTGTCCTTGGGGAGCCAGGCACAGGCCCACCACAGATAGGGACCGCAGAACAGGAGATACGCGGTGACGAGGACGGCCATGACCACAAGGTACAGGGACATGCTGACGGCCAGTATGAGTGCGATTATGAGCCAAAGTCCATGAAACATACAAGCGCCTCCTTTCCAAACACATCTTTATACCATCATCATAACACAGGAGAGCCTGGAACACAAGGAGGAACGTACCATGGGGATGGAATCTGTTTATAAGCTGAGCGTGATACTGAACATGGTGGACCAGCTGACCGCCCCCATGGGGAGGGCGTCCCAGAACCTGAGTTCCCGCCTGTCGGGGCTGCAGTCCGGCTTTGGGATGGCGGCCCTGGCCGGGGGAGGGATGACGGCGGCGGGCGTGGGAATCACGAACGGTATGATGAAGATTGCCGGTTCCACCTTTGAAACCCAGGATGCCCTGGCAGAGCTTAAGTCGCTGGGAATCACAGACCTGAAGGCGGTGGAGGATGCGGCCAGACAATTTTCCGACACCTGGGCCGGGACCACAAAGGCTGATTTCATCACAGCCGCTTATGACATCAAGTCGGGCATCGCGTCCCTGACGGACGAAGGGGTGGCGCAGTTTACGGAGCTGGCCGGCCTGACGGCCAAGGCCACCAAGTCCACGACCGGGGAGATGACCTCCCTGTTTGCGACCGGGTATGGCATTTATAAAGGGTATTACTCAGAACTGTCAGACCTGGAATTCGGGGAGATGTTTGCGGGCGGCATTGCGACCGCCGTCAAGGCGTATAAGACCAGCGGCTCGGAGATGGCCTCGGCCATCAGCGCCCTGGGAGGGACCGCCACATCGGCCAACGTGCCGTTGGAGGAGCAGCTGTCCATGCTGGGCATGCTGCAGGCCACCATGTCGGGCAGCGAGGCAGCCACCAAATATAAGGCGTTATTAAATGCCGCCACCGGGGCGGGTGAGAAGCTGGGGCTCAACTTCCTGGACGCTAACAACCAGCTCAGGAGCCTGCCGGAAATCCTGGGAATCCTGAAAAGCAAGTATGGGGATACCATTGATGCGGTGGAGAAGAAACAGATAAAAGAGGCCTTCGGCTCGGACGAGGCGGTGGCCGTTATCGACCTCCTGTACGGGAAGACAGGCGAACTGCAGACGGGCATCCTGGATATGTATGATGCGCTGGGCGGAGGAAGCAGCGCCGCCCAGGAGATGGCAACGGCCATCAACGCAACGGAATCCCAGAAGTACACGGTGTTAAAACAGCGGTTACACAACGTGACGGAGGAGCTTGGAGTGAACCTGCTGCCGACCGTGAATGACTGGATTGGGAAGGCGGGGCAGGCCGTGGGGAAGGCGTCCGAATGGATTGCGGAGAACCAGGGGCTTGCAACCGGCATCCTGAACGCGGTCCTGTTCCTCGGGATGTTCCTGACCGTGACGGGCAGTGTGACCTCCATCATCGGCATCTTCGGGACGGCGATAACACGGACCATCGGCATGGTGGGCGGCTTAAAAAGCGGCTTTGAGACCCTGCGGATTTACGGGATGTACGCCGCGGATGGAATCAAGGCCATGGGGGCCGGCCTGCTCAACATGGTCCGGCAGGGGATTGCTTCGGCAGCCGCGGCCCTTCCGGGCCTGATATCCAGTGTGTGGAGTTTCACAACGGCCCTGTTAGCCAATCCGGTAACCTGGATTGTCATCGGGATTGCGGCCCTAGCGGCCGGGCTTATCCTGCTCTGGAAAAACTGGGATAAGGTATCCGCCTTCGTTCAAAATATCTGGAATGCCTGTGTGGAGAAAGTACAGGCGGGCCTGCAGGCCATGAAGAACTTCTTTTCCAACATTGGCGGCGCGATTGTCTCCACGGTATCAAATGTGTTTAACCGGGTCCGCGGGGCTGTCAGCAGCCGGATGGAGGCGGTCCGGAACGTAATGGGCAACGTGATGGGAGCTGCTGTCGGGACCGTCAAACAAAAGCTGGACAACATGAAGAACGCCTATGAACAGAACGGCGGAGGCATACGCGGGGTTGCGGCTGCCGCTGTGGAAGGTGTTAAGGGCTACTATACGGCCGGGTTCGATTTTTTAAATACCCTGACGGGAGGAAAGCTGAACGGCATTAAGGAGCTGTGGAGCCAGGGGATGGCAAAGGTCCGCGGTGTAGTGGACGGGGCTGTGAACCTGTTCAAGCAGTCCGGAGCCAAGATAATGGAGACCTTTACCGAAGGAATCCGTTCCGCCGTAAACAAGCCGGTGGAGGCGGTGAAGGGAGCCCTGTCCAAAATCCGGCAGATGCTGCCCTTTTCCGATGCGAAGGAGGGGCCCTTGTCCCAGCTTACCCTGTCCGGCCGCCGTGTGTTTGAGACCATCCATACCGGCATGAGCCAGACGGCCTCCCTGCCGGCGGATACGGCGAGGGACGCCTTCCAGGCACTGAGTGATGAAAACCAGGAGGGAGGAGCGGCCTTTGCCAGACTGCTGACCGGAGGGCGGGAAGAGAGGAAACCATCCGGCCAGGGAAGCATATGGAGCCAGAAGCAGCAGGGAGGCGGAACCGTCATCCAGCGCCTGGAGCTGCATGTGTCCCTGGAACGGCTGAAGGACCTGCCGCTCTTATTCAAGCTGATTGACGACATCAAGGAAAAGACGAACGGAAACGTATCGGTCACGCCTGCATAGAAAGCGGCTGGGAGGAAGGAAGAATGCTGTACATAAAGGATACATCCATGCTGGTGGCAGGGGTGGCCGTTCCGGGCCTCGTAAAAAAGCTGGAGATAACCGAGGCGGCCGTGATTGACGCGGTGACGGATGACAACAACGTGACCCTGGGCTACCAGCCCAATGGATACGAACCTCTGAAAATGAATGTGGACCTGCTGCTGGAGCCCGGCGCCGGGGAAAGCGTTGAAACCATGGTGCAGACCATCCAGCTGCTGTTTAAGCCGCCAGGGCAGACGGCCGCCATACCGCTGCCGGTGGTGAACAGCCAGGCCGCGGCCTGCGGCTTGAGCCTGGTGTACTTTAAAGGAATCAATCTGGCCAAGAAGACGGAGAACAGCTATGAGGAGGCAACGCTGGAGTTCTGGGAGTGCCTGCCGCTCACCGTGCAGACCCAGGCGGCGGGGAGCGGGAAAACCTCATCCTCCGGCAGTAAGACAGGGGCGTCACAGGCCCAGGGGATCAGCACCGACTACCAGGAATACCTGAACACACAGAGAGGCCAGGCCCCCAGGATTAAGGATAAGACATCGGAGAGCCCGGCCCGGGATACATAGGAGGCAGCATGGCAGAACGGAAACTGATTACACCACGGTTCCGGATAACCGTTGGGGACCAGGTATTCACGCGGAGAATCCGTGTGGAATGCCATTCCAGCCTGAGAGAGCAGTGCAGCTGGGCCACCTTAGAATATGACCCCGGTTATGCCGGGCTCCTGGACCTTGCATCCATGGCCCCGGCCCAGGTGGAACTGGGCTATGACGGGGATTATGACACGCTCTTAACCGGATACATGGCGGACGGCCAGGCATTGGGGCCTTACCGGATACTGGACGATACACTGTTCCTGAAACGGACCTACGTAAAGGAGACCTTCCTGGACTGCTGTCCGCAGGATATCATCCGGTTCGGCCTTGGAAGGGCCGGGATTACGGATTACCGCCTGTCCGATACCATGTACCCAAAAAAGGACGTGGTCCCGGTTCCGCGCATGAATGTGGCGGAGCTTATCCAGGAGGTGGGACGGGTCTGGGGGCTGGAGGCATCCTTTTATTTCCGGTCCGGCCGGTTCTTCTGGGGGACCGGGGAGGAGCAGACGCTTATCTATGTGCTGGAGGAAGGGAAGAACATCCTTTCCTTCAACCAATGGAACGGCGGTAACGAAATCAAGACCATCGGGGTCCCGTGGATTCACCAGGGAGAGCGTATCCGGATAAGACACCGGAAGTTTGACGGGGAGGCCCTTGTGACCTCGGTCCGGGTGAAGGCGGATGAAACGGGAAGCGTGAGGATGTATGTATCATTTTAGCTGGAAGGAAGGGGATTCAAAATGGCCGGTTTTCTTGACGAATTTGTCAAACTGACGGTGAATGAGACCATAGAGACAGACTATCCGCATATACGCCATCCATCCCTGTGCCAGGCAAAGGTGATGGAAGGGACCGTGAAGGACGGAGCATCGTATGTGACGCTGCGGCTGCTGAAGGAAAACGGGGAGACGGATGAAGCCTTTCCCGCGATTCCTTATATAAGGACGGAGCTGGTCCTGAAGAAAGGGGATGTAGTGGCAGTCGGGCTTTTATATGGGCAGTGCCGGCCGTACATCCTGGGGAGATGCTTATGATACTGACGGCAACGGACCTGATGTTAGACGATACCGGGCAGCCGGTCCCCCTGGCATCGGGAGAGGAAGCACTGGCGGGCGGCCTGGACTGTTTCCTGCAGGACATCCGCCTGGAGGCCCTGACCATGGAGGGGGAATGTTTTTTTGATTCCGATTACGGATGGTCGCTGTTGGATTTCTGCCACCGGGAGATAGGCGAACTGGAGGAGCTGCAGATAAAGAACCGGGTCACGGAAAAGTTAAAGAAACGGGAGGAAATCAACCCGCACAGCATTGAGGTTGGCGTGTCCCGGATGGAGGATGACATGGTGAACATCCATGTGGGATTTAAGATTGCAAATGAGGATGTGTCCTACCAGATGAACCTGGAACTGGACGGGGCGGAGGTGAAATTCGTTGATTGATGAAAGCATTCTGGATGAAATCATACCGGTGCCGGATGCCGATGCAAAGATGCAGGAGCTGAAGGAGGAGCTGGCGGCGGAAGGGTTTACCATCACCAAGTGGGGCAGCGGCGGCGTCTTTTACTGGCTGACACGTATTTGTGTGCAGATACACATCGAGCTGCTCCGGCTGACGCGGACCATCCTGAATAATCAATTCCTGAGGCATGCGGAAGGCAGGTGGCTGGAACTGAAGGCGGCGGACTTTTCCAAGTTCCGAAAGGCGGCGACCCGGACCCAGGGATATGTGACCCTTATCCGGTCTGATTACGGGCAGGCCCTGATCATAACGAAGGGGCACATGTTTAAGACGGCCCCGGACATCAATGGGGATGAGCTGGTCTACTATGCGTTAGAGGATACGGTGATACAGGCGGGCCAGGCGGAGGGCAGCGTGCTGGTGGAGGCGGAAGCGGCCGGAGCGCGCTACAATGTGAGTGAGGACCAGATAAGGGTAAGCATGTTATATATGGAGGGCGTGTCACAGGTCACGAACCGGCAGGGATGGATCTATTCCGAAGGGGCCGATGAGGAGAGCGAAGCCGGCTTACGCAGCCGGACCCTGGCCAGCTGGGAGGAGCTGTCCACAAATACCACATCGGCAAAGCTTAAGGCAGCCGTGGAGGCCATTCCGGGGGTGATGTGCGCCTACATCGATGACCAGCATCCAAGGGGGCAGGGAACGGTGGATGTGATTGTGGTGGGGACAGCGGGGGAAGCCAGCGGGGAGCTGGTGCGCAAGGCCCAGGAGGCGGCGGACCAGCTGAAGGATAACTACGAGGACTACCTGGCAAAGTCCGGAACCATCACCTATCAGGACGTGGACATCACCCTGTACCTTAAACAGGGGGCAGGGGTGACGGATGTGGAAGAAACGGCCCGGTCCCTGATAGCAGGAGCCATGTCCCTGTCCAACCGGACGGACTTCAACTTATTCTTACAGGATGACATCCGATACGTGCTCCGCCAGAGCATACCGGACTACCGTAAGACCGTATTCACGGCCCCCGCGGTGGACGTGGAGCTGACAGCCGGGAATGTGGTCATGCTGGGGAGTATCACGGTCAAGGTAAAGAACACATAGGAGGGGTCATGCTGGAGACATTCGGAGAATATATGTATTACCTGCTGTCCACGCCCTTCAAACAGGTTAGGAAGGCCGGGAACCAGTGGTATATCTATTTCAAAGTGACCGGGCGGCTGTTTGACAAAAATAAGACCATGCTCCGGCGGGCACGGGAGGAAGGCATGGTGAAGACGGCCAGCCCACGGATGCTACCGGAACATGGCCTGGACCGGAAACTGACGCGCTACGAGGGCGAAACCTGGGAAAACTTCCGGGTACGGCTGATGATGTATGCAGACACCTGCCGTCTTGGAGGGACGGAGGCGGGCACGCTCCAGGCGGTGCGGTCCCTGGGCTTTACCGATGTGGAGATGGTGCCGGCGTATGACCTGGAGGGCAGCCGGGAGCACTGGGCGGAATTTTATGTCATCCTGTCCCGGGATATAGATGATTCCTTTGACATCGGCCATGATATCATCCGCCGGGAGGTACGGCGGGTAAAGAAGGTAAGCGGACTGGACCGTTACCGTTTTCTGTACCGGGTGGACGCAAGACTGGAAGAGCGCATCCGCCTCCATAACATCCTGATACGGGCGGAGGTACGCTGGTACAACAATAACATCCTGAACGGGGAGCACAACAACGATGGAAGCATCCATCATGACAATGTGATTGGAAACCACCTGCCCTACCTGCACATACGCAGCCGGATGGAGGAGAATGAGGAGGGAAGGCTGACATGTACAACCTGGCATCACTGGAGAATCCATGATGGGAGCACGTACAATGATGGAGCCAAACATATGGATGCACAAGTCATAGAGGAGGAAATCTGATGGCAAGTACAACCACGATAACCAAGTTGAGCAAGAACAAGATACTGAAGGCCAGGGCGGGCATCAAGGCATTGCCGGCAGTCACACAGATGGCATTTGGAAACGGCGCGGGCGGGACGCCGTCAGAGGATGACAACACCTTGAAAAACGAGCTGTTACGGAAGGACCTGAGCAGCATCGAGCAGGTGACGGACACCAACTTCCGGTACATCTGTACCTTATCCCGGGAGGAACTGGCCAACACGGCCATTAATGAGATGGCGCTGTGTGACGCAGAGGGCGACCTGGTGATGATACGCACCTGTGCGGCCAAGAACAAGGATGATGACGAAGAGATGACCTTTGCATTTGACGATATCTTTTAGGAGAAAGAGAAGATGGCGAATTTTGAGATAAATGAAGACCAGGCAGCGCTCATCCGGGAATTGAGGAAGCTGGAAACCTCAGACCCGGTCCATGCGAATGTATACAATGCCCTGTTCGATAAGCTGATTAACAATGATGCATTCCTGGAGCGGCTGGCAAACAAGATGATAGAAAAAAGCATGTTGTGCCATGTGCTGGACAGCGTCAACGCGCAGCAGGTCTTGGCAGCGGATGTGGGGCCTAAAATCACGGCGATAATAGACGGGCTGCAAGAGGATGTTAATGGGCTCAATACTAAGATAACGCAAAAATCTCAAAGCGAATTTCATGCGATTGCAGATGTGGCTGGTGTGAGCACTGGACAGGTCGCAGATGGTTACCACAATGTAAGCAAAATGAGCAACGGACAGTTCCGGTACTCTGCGCATTTTACGTGCTATCCATCTGCTATCCCGAACGGAAATATTGTTGGATATCTTCCAGAGAGCGCGAATCCTTATCAAACTATATACGATTATGCTTACGATGTTATAGGCCAAAGATGGGTGCGTATTCGGATCGGCAATGACAATAGAAGCATCCAGTTAATGAATCTTGACGGCACGAATGTAACATCCGCGCAAGTAACACTCGAATATCATATTGATTTTTAATCCACTATATTTACCGCCATTTTTTTATCAGCAGCACATCGACAGAAATTCCATTAGGTATTATTTTTGGTACTTCACGGTCATTGCCGACAAAGCAAGTTAATACATTTTGTTCTATTCCCGTAAAATAGCTATAAGCGACTTCTTCATTTGTTTTTATATTTGTGACACACAGAAAAACATAGTCATCTGGTATTGTAAGTGCAATAGAAATCTTCTTTCCATAGTTGGCCGGAATTTCTATTGGCTGAGAATAAGTATAGGTATTTACAGTCAGCATTTCTTTAAAATTAGTATTGCGCAGTATAACATATCAAATTATGGTACTCAAAAACTTTTAAAATTTTTATATTTATTCAAGGAGGACGATATTATGTCAAAAGAAACAAAAAAGGGACCAGATTTTGAAGAAAAACAGCCTACTCCGTATCTGCATGATGCTCCGGTAAATGTGCCACATCCGGGCAAGCATCAAAGTGGTGTGGGTGGGCCATCTGATTGTAACAATAATGGGATAGATGATTCAAAAGAAGGAGGAAGAAAGTAATGTCAAAATTAGTTACTACAACAGGGATATCCATACCGGTTTTTAATGTGGTAAGATATCCAGCTGTTCCGGCATTGGAGATACAAATCCTGGAATCACAGGTTCAGGAAATTGACCTGTTGAAACTTTTCAAGACAGAGAGTGAGCTTTCTACACTTACGTTAATGTCAGACCAGGAAATTCTCGAAAATCAGTACATGAATTATTCTAAGTTGGATACATATAACATTCTGAATGATTATATTGTTAAAGAAGCTATAGAGGGCCGGTCAGCTATTGTGGATGAAGAAGGCCATACCGTTTCAGAAGAGGTAACGCCAGCGCCAGCCACAATTGATAATCTGATTACAATAAGGCTGTTAAAAAAAAGTGATTTGGAATGCAAGGTAGATAATAACGGGCAGTTGATTGATGCCATGTCGGTAGCACTTGCTCAAATAATGGGAGGTTGACTTTATGGAAGCATGGAAAAAAGCAATATTCGTTAATTCGATAAAAGTAAGAATTCAAAATGGAGAGGGAAGTGCGGAAGAGATAATTAACTCCTATGCGAAATTGAGTGATGGAGAGAAAGAAATTCTTAAAGCAGAATTCTCAAAATAAGTGACAAAACGGGGGGCTTGAAGAGCACTATTTCAGGCTCCCATTTTCCCAAAATATTTTGCCAAAAATGTTGATAATTTTTGCCAAAAATGTTGAGAGCGCACACGAAGTCTCTGTTTTTCATTACTTGTCCATTGGAAGCCGGACTGTGAACACGGATCCCTCATCTGGCCGGCTCTCCACAGCAACTGTTCCATTGCACAGTGTGACAATTTTTTTGACCAGGGCCAGCCCAAGGCCATTGCCCTCAATGTTGCGGTTCTGCTCACCCTGATAGAATTTGTCAAATATGTGGGACTGTACCTCCGGTGTCATGCCGACGCCAGTGTCTTTGATACACACCTGAATGACTTCCGGTGTCTGACAGCAGCGGACGCTGATGGAACCTCCGGGTGGAGTGAATTTGACTGCATTTGAAAAAAGGTTTGTCCATACCTGGAACATCAGGTTCTCATTGCCATAGTAAAGCGTTTCAGGCAGATCCATATCAATGTCCAGGTTTTTAGGTTCCCACATAGGCGCCAGGCTGAGAAGAGCCTGGCGTATTTGTTCGTCCAGGAAAAAGGATTCCTTTTGGGAGACGATACCTTGATTCTCCAGTTTGGATATTTTCAGGATATTACCGGTCAGTACAGAGAGCTGCCGGGCGCTTTCAAGGATATGCCCGGAGTAGACATGGAGCTCGTCCGGGAGGGAGACTCCGTTTAACAAGGTGGCATAGCCCTCAATAGAGGTAAGGGGCGTCTTGAATTCATGCGACACATTTTGTATGAAGTCGGACTGGAGCATTTCCATGGAATTAAGTTCCTTTACCATCTTGTTGAAGTTGGCGTTCATATTATACGCATAGGCATCCTCATGGTTTTCAGGAAGCCGGACGGTGAAATCCCCTTCAGCAACCCTTTGAAGAGCTTCGATCAGGTTTTGGATGGGAACCAGAAGACGCTTTGACACGATGAGAATCAGGGAAACAGATACCAGTATAGCTGCTATCAGCAGGGATATAAGCGGAAACAGGCGGGCGGTGACGCTGTGTATATCCGATGAAAAAAATCGGAAGGAAAGCGTACCTGTTATAAAAACCATAACAAACATGATTATGATGACATGGATTGAAAGACTAAGCCACAGTCTGATACCGTTCTTCAT